CAGACATTTCGGTGCAGTACACGGTGTTAGTAGACAAGATGGTAGAACAGTTACGGAAACATACTACCCCATGCTTGATGATACCAATGATATATTAGGCTACAAAGTACGTATACACAACCCTAAGAACTTCTATGCCCTAGGTAGTGTACGTAAAGCTAACCCCTTCGGATGGAAGCAAGCTATGGAGCTAGGCGGTTATACACTGCACATTACGGAAGGTGAAGAGGATGCTGTAGCACTGTTCACGGCTTGGATGCGTGAGAAGAAACAGAAAATATGCGTCATCTCATTGAAACAGGGGAGCAGTAGTGTAGTTAAGACGATACAACCCGTACTAAAAGATATTATGGATAAGTTCAAACAGGTCGTATTCTTACCTGATATGGATGATGCAGGGAGCACAGCAACAAGGGATATTAGAGCTATATTCCCGAGCGATTACACAGTTAAGATTGCTAAGTACACAGAGAAAGACAGCAACGAGATGGTTAAGCAAGGTAAGGAGAAGGAGCTAGTAACAAGCTGTTACAATGCAGGTGTGCCCCTTTCAATGGGTGTATTAGCACCTAGTTATGATATGTTCGAAGAGTTAAAGAAACCCCTAGAATTTGGTCTTAGCTACCCTTGGCCTAGCCTAACAAAGCACACTAGAGGACAGCGCAAAGGTGAGGTTATATACTGGGGCGCACCACCGAAAGGAGGTAAGACAACACTAGTTAACCATCTAGCAGGTTGGAACATAGAGAAGCACAACCAACGTGTACTAATTGTTAGCCCTGAGTCACCACCAATGGGGACACTGCGTAGGTTATCAGGTAGCTTAGTTAACAAGGTTTTTCATGACCCCAACATAACAGTTAATGCTTATGATGTGGACACAGCGAGAGCTATTATAGGGGATAAGCTACACATCTTCGACAAGTGGCAGACACCCAACTGGAAGGACACGAGACAACTTATCAAGGAAGAAGTACTAACACAGGGTATCGAGACGGTATACATTGACCCCATTACAAACTTCAGTATAGGTATGAGTGGCAGTGAGAGGAATGACTTTCTTATAGCAATGACTCGGGAGTTATCAGAGGATGCCGCTAATTACGGATACACAGCACATGTATTCTGTCATTACAACAAAGCTCCGAAGGGTGACAAGCAATGGGCACAAGGTAGGATACCAACTAGTGATGACTTCGCAGGTAGTGGTGCAATGGCGCAAGCTTGCCACATGGCTATTGGCTTACAGATTTGGAAGATGACTGAAGGGGATAATAAAGATTACCTAAATTCTCAAAGGGTGCTACACTTACTGGAAGATAGAGAGTTTGGAGTGGTCGAAGCGATACCTCTGCAATGGCATGGTTCACAAGGTAAACTAAAGGAAGTACAGGATGAATAGTACAATAGGTATTGAATACGCATACGCAAGAATACATAAGTTAGAAGTAGAAGTATTGGCTTATAAGGATAAGATTGCAGAGCTTAAGAAAAGACTGTCACACTCTGAAACTATGGGCGATAAAGCACAAGAAATACGCGACATTGAGCAACAAGCTAAGGGTGTTATGGATTTTTTCGCCAGTGTTGAACCTAAGATATCTATGGGTGAAAGTAAATTGTGGGAATTGCAAACGCATAACGTAAATTGTTATTTAGATAATCTACGCAACCAAGCTAAAGGCGGTGCAGAGTGAATATGCTTCAATACAAACTTTATAAACTAAAAAACGGCACAGAAACCGCTGTTTGGGCGCATGATGAAATAGTTAAGCAAGAGTCGCGCATAGCAGAGCTTCAAGAAGAAGTACAACAGCTAACAAATCAATTGATAGCTATGCACAAGGGGGATGACGTATGATTAACATAGAAGAACACAGACGTTTTGTTTACAGTTTACTTAGCCAGTATCGCATACCACCATCAGAAAAAGATGATACCTATCAAGACTTTTGTGTGTTTTATTACTCTAATAATACGGAATATAACCCCGAGTATGCCATTACTACTTGGATTAATCTTTTGTTTAAGAGTTTCTTTTCACATAGGGCATCAAGATATAGAGCAATAAAAAGAACTGCACTGCTTGTTGAATTGGAATCAGTGGAAGAACAAGGAGAAGAAGTTGGTTTTGAAATGAGTTTAGATATGGATAGGCTATACAGGAAGCTACCTGACTTATTTAAGACTCTATTGCACACCAAGAAAACAGTGGCGATAATTGCACAAGAGGAAGGTGTCACAAGACAAGCCATCGAAACTAAATTGAAGAAGTTGATGGACTTAGCTAAAGAAGAATACATGGAGGATTACGCATGAGCATAGCATTAAAGATTAAAGATTTAGAGGAGTCATGCCAAGGTATACTGGACAGATGTGAACACTGGAAGAATTGTTCAGATGGTAGTTATGAAATGGCATTGAGTGTAGCGGGATACCATGAGAAAACAGAATACTTATTTAAGTTGAGAGGGGGTGCAGAGTGAAAAGATATGAACTAATACTTAGTAATGAATACGAATACACACCACAAGCTGAAATGTCAGAAGATAAAGCCGGAGAGTATGTTGAGTATGAAGAGTATCAACTTTTAGAAAAGCGCATTGTAGAGCTTGAGAATATACCAACACATGTTTTTACTCGCAGACCTTTCAGACCTCACATTGATACGCCTGACAAACAAGAAAGCTACACTAAAGGTTTTGAAGATGCTTTGAAAGAAGTTCAGTTTAATATTGATAAAAACAAAGGCGGTGCAGAATGATTGAATTACTGGACTTAACAGAACATACAGGGTTTATCAATAAGATAATCAGAGGTTGGAAGATACCAGAACAGGAGCAAGAAGACACATTCCAAGACTTTTGTGTGTACTTCTATTCATACGCTAAGTACGACAACGAGAAAGGCAGACCAACAACATTCATAGCGCATGTGTTCAAGAACTTCTTGTATGATAAGAACTACAAGATAGACAAGCAAAGGGCACTGCAAGAAGCCATACGAATAGAAGAGAGAGATGAAGGTTTCTTGGATAGGGAGCTTACAAGTTACACATCAGAGATAGAGAAAGCTATTTACATTGAGCAGTTGCTCAGAGGTATGGATGCTGTTACGATTAGCTTACTTGCAGGGGATGAGACAAGCTCCTCACAAGCTAGGAAAGAAGGTGTCAGTAGGCAATACGTGAACAAGAGACACTTAGATGCACTGAGTAAAATAAGAGGTAAGTAGTATGAAACTAATAGTCGATATTGGCTTTACTCTTGACACTTTCAAAAAACCTTTGATATACTATTAGTATATTATAATACAAACCATGCGGAGTAAGTAACAATGAATACTATATGTAAAGATGTTAAAGGTTTCGAAGGTACACATACAATTAGCCATTTAGGTGTAATTACTGTTAAGCCTTGCGAAGTATCAAGAGCAAGGATATACTCGGGGAGGGTTATTACCCATACTTACACAAGGTCTGAGAAAGTATTAACTCCTACCTATAGTAAAGACGGTTACTTACAAATAAGTTTTGGAAAAACCACACACAAGGTACATAGATGGGTTGCTAACACATTCATACCTAACCCTGAAAATAAACCACAGGTCAATCATAAGGATGGTGATAAGTCTAACAACAGTGTATATAACTTGGAGTGGTGTACAGCTAAGGAGAATGTAATTCACTCTTACCAGCTAGGGTTAGCTTGTAATAAAGGGGAGCGACACCCAAGGTCAATACTGAAGGAGTGCCATATACCATTGATACGTAACATGGGACTAGAAGGGAAAAAGTGCAGGGAGATAGCACCCTTATTCGGAGTGTGTATAAGTACGGTGAGGAAGGTGTTAAGAAGAGAATTGTGGGGGCATATAGAATGAAACTAATTGTAGATATTGAAGCAGATGGGCTTTATCAGGAAGCTACAATGATTCACTGCGCTGTGTTTAAGTGTGATGATACCAATCAAGTTTGGAGACTACGCAAGAAAGAAAGTATTATTAAGATGCTTGAGAAGTGCACATTCTTAATCATGCACAACGGTATAGGGTATGACATACCACTGATTAAGAAACTGTGGGGATATGAGTACAAGGGTAAGGTATTGGATACAGTACTGATGTCCAGAGAAATATTCAAGAACATCCCAGTACCAACACAAATGAAAGATGACTACAAAGAACACAGCAAGAAGCTCACAGGTCCACACAGCCTCGCGGCTTGGGGATATAGGTTAGGTAGGGGTAAGGTAGAACATGAGGACTGGAGTGTATTCACGGACGCTATGATGCACAGATGCGTAGAGGATGTAGAGATTACACACATGCTATACAAGCACATAGTAGAGAATTGGAAGCTTGATGTATTCCCTGCTCGTAGTGCTTGGTTGTTAATGGACTTCATGAAGTGCATAGATAGGCAAGAGAAGCATGGTTGGAAGTTAGATATTGCAAGATGTGAACGTAGCATAACGCAACTATCTAAATGGGTACGACGGATTGACAATGTTATGTATCAGCATTTACCTGTACTCCCGACTATAAAAGAAGATAGAGTTGATGAAGATGGCTACTCAGAAGGGTTTCAGAATCCATTTACTAAGGCAGGTAAGCTTGCAGTACGCCTACAGAATTGGATAAACGAAGAAAATATACCTCTAACAGAGAAGGATATTGGAGGTAGTTTCTGTAGAGTTACATTCAGAAAGGTATCCCTGAACAGTGACAAGGAAACAAAGGAGTGGTTGCTTAGTATGGGGTGGCAACCAGAGGAGTATAACTATAGTAAGAAAGAGGTAGATGAAGATGGTAATCCTAAACGTACTAGTGCGAAGCTTAACGCGGATGACTCTTTTATTGGGGTTGATGGTAAGGTTGGTGGCCTCATATGTAAAAGAGTTCAGTGCAGACACAGACAGAGTAATATACAGGGGTGGTTGGATAGGGTTCGCCCTGATGGTCGCATTGAGTCTCGCATTAGCGGGTTTGCTGATACTTATCGTGTCCGTCACGCTAACGTTGCTAATGTACCTAATGTTAATAGCTTCTATGGCAATAACATGAGGAAGTGTTTCATATGTGATGATGATAAGGTTTTAGTGAGTGCCGATGCCGCGGCTTGCCAAGATAGAATGATTATATCAAGGGCTAGGGATGCAGGTATTGAAGATGCAGTGTTTGAGGACATGGTATTGAATGGGGATAAAGCTAAGGGTACGGATAGCCACAGTAGAGCTAGGGATGAGATTAACATCTTATTCAGAGAGATGGGAATAGATGATATTAATCGTAGTAGTGCTAAGAACTTCTCTTATGCTTATAAGTTTGGTGGTGGCGCTAAGAAGTTAGGCTTCATGGCAGGGGAGAAGAACGAAGCTAAAGCTGTGAAGATAGGTAAGGCTATTAAGACAGCATTCGACACCGTATTCCAAGCGCAGATTAAGTTAGGGGAGCACATCAAGAAGGAGTGGATAAAGGGAGCACGTATGAAGACCGTTAAGTACAAATGGAATGGCAAGGAGCAAGAGAAACAGGAGTTTTACAACGGTAAGGTGCAGGGATTAGATAGTAGGAAGATATTGATACGTACAGAGAAGGACATACTGGTGTACACAGTACAGAGTGACGAAGCCTTGACAATGCAATACGCAACTGTATTAGCAAATAGAAAGCTTGACTCTAAATATAAAGAAGGTGTACAGTGGAAACAAGTTGGATTCTTTCATGATGAATTTACGTTCGAAGTTGAACCAGAGATAGCAGAAGATGCTAAGATTATGTTAGAAGATAGTATAGCAGAAGCAGGGGCTTACTTTAAGCTTAACCTCCCACAGATTGGAGAGGGTGCTATTGGGAGAAATTGGCAGGAAATCCATTAATTACTAATTAAAACAAGGGGTTACATATAACATGAGCGCACCAATATTTATAGCAATACCAGAGGCAGAGTTCTTAGGAGCTACGCAGTACATTAAACCTGCAAACATTGTACGACTTACACAGTTTGAAGATACATGCAATGTAATGTTCAGTGAACATGGTAAGGTATTTAAAATTAAAACATTGTTGACAGCATCAGAGATACATGAGATGCTACAGGAGATGGAAGAGATGGCTAGTTACGTATTCATTGAAGGGCTACTAGGTGGTCAGTAAAGTAAGTAAGTCTAATAACACTATTAATTTTAATTCACAAAAGGTAACACTATAATGCCACATTTACAAAGCACTATCGAAGCAATCGCCATTAAGCCACTAGCACAGCCTGACAACTACGGTAATACATTCCGGGTTGGTATGAAGTTCGGAGAGGACTGGTATAGCTACGGAACAATCAAGAAGGACCAATTAGATGTTAAGGTTGGTAATGATTGGGTTACAGTTACTAAGGGGATGGAAGTAGAGTTCATGTACAAAGTGAATGGTGACTTCAGTAACATTGAGAAGAAGTCCTTCAGTGTAACTAATCAAGAAGGTTCTGTAGCTCCTAGACAAGCTCAACAGCAAGCTCCACAACAGCAAGGACAACAGCAACAAGCCCCAGCAAGTAAAGGTAGCTTTGTTAATCCTGCTACTGTAGGAGCTTGCCTAAACCTAGCAATCGAGGTACTAGGCTATACTAAGAAGGACTTTGAGGATGAAGGTAAGCTTATAGCGGCTATCAAGTGGCACAAGACAACATTCGATAAGATGTTAGCCCTGTATCCCACTGTTGAAGTAGGTAAGGAAGAAGCTGTTAAACCAAAACCTAAGGCTAAACCTGCACCTGCTCCAGTAGTCGAAGACATGTATGACGATATGGATATTTAATTACCCTGCCCCTTCGGGGGCTACACTTAGGAGTTAGTATGAAAGCAAGCGAAATGATTGGCTTATTGGCAAAGCAAATACAATTGAATGGGGATAGAGAAGTACGGTTTGTAGGTAACAAGATAGAGGCTATCGAAGCTTCAGAAGATGTTGAATACGATATTACTTCCATCACTAACACACCTAAGCACACAGAGATATACGGAGAGTAACATGACAACACCCACATGGTTCAGTGCTGTAGCTGATAAAGATTTAGCAGAGATTGAGTTGAAGGAGCGTATGGAGTACGAGCAAGTCCAGTTACAGATGCTTGAGATGGACATAGCTAATACGAAGTTACGTATGCAACTACTGCAAGCACAGATAGAATAATGCGAGTCCTACAAGAGAGTCTAGTTAATGTGCTTACAGGGGCATTAGTTAACTACCCCTTGAGTATGTTCTTCTTGTGGTTGTTTATGGATAAGCTCAATATGCAAGATGTATTTTGGATAGCAACGTATAGCACCTTGTGTATGACAGTTATAGCATTCATTAGGGTTTATTGGATAAGGAGTTGGTATGAAAGACGAAACCGTACCAAATAATGACACTCTGCTTATTATTGACGGAGACCTGATATTATATCAGAAAGGTTTTAAACATGAGAAGACAGAAGAGTGGTGGATAATAGAGGCTGATATAGATAGGTGGGTAGCGGAGTTCTTCAAGAAGTTTGGTACTTACAACTACATCATATACCTCACTGGGAAAGGTAACTTCAGAGAGAAAAGTGCAGTAACACATAAGTACAAGGGTAATAGAACTAAGGATAAACCCAGATGGCATGAGGATATTAAGCAGTACCTCATACACATGCACCGCACTAAGTTGATAGAAGGTATGGAGGCTGACGATAGTATAGCAATGCACTTAACACGCAACCCTAATAGCATTCACATAGGGATTGATAAGGACTTATTTCAAGTAGAAGGTTGGCATTACAGATACGCTACACATAATGCTGAAGAGATACCACTACGATACATATCTAATGAAGGATTCTTAGAGTTACAAATAGGTCCTAAGAAGAAGAAGTTAGTAGGTGGTGGATACCCTTGGTTTTATGCTCAGATGCTAATGGGCGATAAGACGGATAATATCGTTGGTCCTAAAGGGTACGGGGATGTGACAGCGTATAACGTCCTAGATGGGGCTGTAACAGAGCGTGAGTGCTACGAAAGAGTCAAGCAATGCTATGAGGAGGCTTTTGAAGAACATGAGCTTAGACTGAGAGAGAATGCCGATTTACTATGGATGGTGAGGGGTTGTGATAATAAAGGGGAGTTAATTATGTGGGAGATACCTGAATGAAAATAGAAGAAGAAATAAGTTATAATGATTTAAAAGATATTCTAAAAAGTCTTTACTTGGTTCAGGTTAAGTGTAAAAATCTTCCTAGAGAAGTAATGATGGATACATTTTCAATATGGGAGAATACAAGGATGAATGGCGTATCTGCTTCTATGCTAGACACAGGAGGTAGTATAGACCATCACTTAATGGAGTTATTTGATTTGTGTTATAGGTACGGTAAGTATGAGCAAGGGGGTAAGAATGCCTAGAACCGTAGACAAGACTAGAGCAGGGGATACATGGAGTGAGAGTAGGTACTTCTCATTCATACGTAGTGCCTTACGTAGGAGCTTTATGAAATACCCTGTTAAGTATCAAGTGAAGAATGCGGCATCAAGACCTTATGTTGGTAGTGATAAGAGGAGGAAGAAAGAGTATCAGTGTGCAGTGTGTGATAGTTGGTGTGCTGATAAGGACGTAGCTGTAGACCACATAGTACCTTGTGGCTCACTAAAAACATTTGAAGACCTACCTAAATTTGTGGCAACACTCTTCTGTGAGAAAGAGAATTTACAGATAGTATGTAAAACTTGCCACCAGATTAAAACGAATGAAGAGAGAGCAAACAGATGATTAAGCTACTACAGAAATACGATGAGTTCATCGAAGAGTTGGAAATGGCAACAGGGAGTTTGAAGGGGGTATTTAAGCAGGAAACATTTACAAGGGAGGAGTGTGAGCAACTTGTCACCGCTACAGCCGCTAGGTTTTCAATCTACGGAGACATTGAAGCGTATGAGGAGGCTATTGAAGCTATAATTGACGCTAAGAAGTATTTCTTAAAGAAAGGGGGTGATTTATGAGTTCATGGAAAAAGAAAGCAATAGAGATGATGGTAAGCAGTGACAAGTCTTGGAGAACAATAGCCAAGGAGTTAGGTAAGCCGAAGTCCACAATCTCTGATTACCTGCGTAAGTTCAAGACAGATGCTACGTACATGGAAGAAGTAGAAGAGAACAGACCTAAGATATTATTATATGACTTAGAGACTTCTTTGATTAAGAGTTATCATTGGGGGTTATGGCAACAGAACATTAGTATTGGTGCTATTATAGAAGACTGGTACATTATATGTTGGAGTGCTAAGTGGTTAGGTAGTGACACAATGATAAACAGTAGTGTACACACAGCTAAAGGGGAACCATACACTAGGACTAGGGACAATGAGAAAGCTGTAGTGGTTGCCTTGTGGAAGCTTGTAGATGAAGCAGACATACTCATAGCATACAATGGCAAGAAGTTCGACAGGAAGAAGATGAATGCTAAGTTCTTGGAGTATGGATTACCAGAACCCGCACCATATAAAGTGATTGACCCCATGCTTATCTGCAAAGGGAACTTCGCTTTAACAAGTAACAAGATGGACTTCGTATCTAAGTACGTATCAAGTAATGAAGAAGGGAAGCTTAGTACTAACTTGCAGTTATGGATTGATGCGATGAATGATGATACCATTGCCTTAGACAGGATGCAGGAGTACTGTGATGAAGATATTAATGTACTGGAGCGTGTGTACCTAGCTGTTAGACACTGGGATAAGAATGCACCTAACTTAGCTTTACATTACGATGATAATAAAGTACGCTGTAATTCTTGTGGTAGTGACCACCTAATACCAATACCGAATAGAACATTCAATACAAACCTATCTAAGTTTGAGATTGTTCGATGTGGGAACTGTCAGAAAGTACTACGTACTAGAACAAGCACTCTTAGCAAAGAGAAGAAACAATCATTATTAATGAACGCATAAGGGAATAACATGATGAAGAATTTAGCATTAGCAATAGCACCAACATTTATCGTATGGCTTGTTACACTCCTCACCACAGGTACTAGCCTACCAACATTCACCTTGTACTTGTTGTATTGTGTGAGTTACTTAGTAGTTAAAGAAGTCGGATATGAGGTAGGGAAATAATGGAATTCGTAATTAGTGACATCGTAACATATAATAAATACTACGCTAAGAATGCACATAGATTCATTCAGATGAATAGCATAGAGGACTTAGAAGGCTTCCCTAAGATTACTGTGAGAGTACATGAGTTCGATGCTCTGAGTGAAGAACAGGAGTCCTTACAGAAGCAAGTAGAAGCCCTAGCTACCTTTGGTATTATCCGATTGGTGTACTTAGATGAAGAGAGTAATGAGAATAAATTCTGTAATGTATTGAAGCCTGTAACGGAGAGTCACAACCAGAAGGAGCTTAGATACACAGAAGACACTAGAGAATACACAGAAGAACAAGTACAAGCTTTTATGGAGAGTGAAGAAGGTGGTTGTTCAGGTGGGGCTTGTTCCATATAGGAGGTGAAAGGTGAGTGAAGACATGTATGAAATACAATGGTTAGGCTTTACGCCCTATTTAGTTTATAGGGAATCACAAGATAATGATTTTATTGTTATAGAATTAAATGAAAAACAACAACAAGAAGTTGATTATTTCTTGAACATGCAACATTTAGAGTCAACTCGTTTTGCCAAAGAAGTGCTAAATAAGATTAAAGGCGGTGCAGATAATGATTAGTATGTACAGAGAGTACCTACCAGATAGAACAAAGGGTTACATGGTTATGCCTGATGGTAAAGAACTACAAACCTTAGAACCCCCTTGGTTAGATAATGAAGTAGGAGAGAGTTGTATACCAGAGGGTATGTACAGAGTACGTAGAGACACTACAGGGAGGTTTCAGTACTACGAAGTTATGGATGTACCCAATAGAACAGAGATTGAGATGCACAGAGGTACAAAACCAAGTCATAGTCAAGGTTGTATATTGTTCTTGACTGATTCAGATTTAGGAGTACTATTAGGTTGGTTCGGAGATAACGATTGGGCATTAGAAATAAAGGAGCAATAAATGTCACACTATTCAGAAGAGTATTTAGCTAAATCAAGAGCATCCTGCTTAGAATACAGAACAGAAAATGGATTATACGATATGAAATTAGGTACTACGAGCGGTAGGAACACAGCACTGGATTCCCTAGATGACGCTGTAAGCTCACCAAATCACTATTTGAAGCTAGGGTATGAGTGCATAGAGATAATCGCTTCTAGCCTCTCTAAGGAAGCTTTTAAGGGGTATTGTATGGGGAACTTCTTGAAGTATAGATTCCGTATGGGGGATAAAGGGGATATGCTACAGGATTTTAATAAGAGTAAGGAGTACCTAATGTTATATGATAAGTACTCCCATCTCTGTAAAGATGTGCCCTTTTAAAGTTATAAACAATCAGCCCCTTAATTGGGGCTTTTTATTGTCTGAATTTTAGTGGCTACCTTTTAACTCCACTTAGTTTTGTTAGCCCAGTATGCCGCACTCATCTTACCTTTAGATATGTTCTTAGCGTGTCTAGCTTTAAAAGACTTATTCCTTGTTGTACCTTCAGCACTCCCTGTCTTGCCCTGTTGACCAAATCTGATAGTTTTTATAGTATCCCCATCTTTTGCAACTACAACATGACTCTTAGTTGGATGGCTAGGTGTCTTCTTTGGCTTATTAAAACCTGATACACCTGCTTTCTTTAGTCTGGAATCTTTTTCAGGCATCTACTTCCTAGCTCCCTTTCTTTTCATACCAGCATATGACCCATTGTCCGCTCTATTAGCCTTAGCACTACGTACTCTTGTATTACTCTTCTCTGTGCTCCCACCGTTACGTAGGGGCTTCTTATGGTCTATGTCAGTGCTACCCCCTTTCTTCACAGTTCCGTCCTTGAGAGCTTGTCTACGGACCTTATTACGAGCCGCCCTTTCCTTCTTGGATTTATCTGTGCTATTGTATGCTCGTTTCTGCACACTAGCAGGTTTAGCATTAGCTTTTTTGTCACCTAGTTTAGCCATTGGGATTCTCTCTTTATCTGGTATATTAGGGTAATATTACTACATCTTCCTTATTCGCAGGATAAGCATTGCTATTTAATTTATTTTAGTTGCATTGCTTTTTTAAAGTGTTAATAATATATTTGTTCCCTTTTGATTTATGTAACTTATAATAACTACTTATAACTCATTACTACTAACTAATTAATTAGTATCTTTCCTTTCAGTAGAAGCTACATTAAATCCTTCCATGACTTGACTCCTAAAGAAATCCATCTCATCAGTAGTAGCACCTAACTTTTCCATTGACTTAAAAGTATCATCTACGAATTTATTATACTTCCTTACAGCAGGAGAAATACCTGCTTTATTCTTCCAACTAATCTTCAATGTAACAGGGTCTAGCATATCTAAAAAGTTCTCTGCTTCCCTCATAGCAGGAAAGATATTACCTTTAGGGGGCAGTGGTCTATTAAAGAAGTCTTGATTCATTGGTAAAGGTTGAGTTAGAATTTGTGGTATTGCTCTACGCATAAACTGACCTGCATTATTCATAATACCTTCTAGTACCTCTGTCTCCTTACCTGAAGCAATAACATTCTCAGGTTTACCATTCCCTATAGCATCCACGTAAGTAACTAATCCCCCACCATTAAGAAGTCTTTCTTTTTTAGCATTACTGCCTTGTAAATCTTCTAGCATTGTTTCTGTGTAAGACTCCCTTGTAGAAAGAGGTAAGTTATCCGAAGCATTCTTAAATATATCTTTAACAAATCTAAAGGCATGAACTGCTAAGCCTCCCCCTGTCCCACCTCCAGAAGATTGTTGATTAGATGAACCACCCATTGTCTGTGAATTACCATTCGTACTATCCGTTAATGTAAATATTTTATCCCCAAGACCATTAATCAAAGCAGAGCCATAAGCCTCGTTTATCTTATCTGAAATTGCGCTATTTTGAGGTAGTACGTTGCTAAGAGTTATTAAAGTATATAAGTTTCTCTCGTTTTGGTTTTTAGAAGTACGTAATGCGTTTGTAACAGATTGTATATTGTACTTTGTTTGATTAGCAGACTGAGTAGAAATATCCTGTCTGCTTAGTATTCTATCAACCTCATCAAACACAGCCATCTGATTAGCTAGTTGTGTAGTCACATCAGAAGAACTTAAAACAATACCGTTACCATCTGACATACTTACAGCAGTATTAACAAAATCCCTACGGAATTGGTTATTTTTGTTACGAGCTTCTTGTACAGCTCCAGAGTCATTAAAGTCTAAACTGTCAGCTATACTCATTGCTTCTTTAGTGTATTGATTCCCCGCAAGGTCTCCGTACTCCATAAGAAATAATTTACCATCCAAGCTATTTTGTTTCTCTTCGTTACCAAGCCTTGTGCTTTCATAGGTGGCTCTGGACTTATCAGCTTCAAGTCTGGATTTATTAGCAGTTCCTTGTAACAATAAAGATGCAAGAGTTTGGCTATCTGCGTTAATATCCACCTTAACATCTAAGAAACCACTTAACTCCGCAACACTTGTTTCAAGAGTCTGCCTTTCAGTAACCTTAGCTCTTTCTGCCGCATCCCTTTCTGAGAACATTTTATTTGTGTTTGTTCCAGTAAGGGTGTTAGTCTCTTTTACTATCCCCATACCCATCTCAGGAGAAAATTGTTTTACGTAAGCATTTTCTTTTTGTATTATTTGCGTCCTTGTAAGGGAGGGGTTCATACCTAACTCTTGTCTTAACTGCCTGAACCCAAGAACACCTTGAGCAAATTGCTTTGACTCTGCGGCTTGTTTTTGAGCTATTCCATCTAGCCTTTCTTGAGCTTGATTCTTAGCGTAGAAATCCAAACCTGTACCAATAAGATTTACTACATCACCACCAATACTCTGAGAAGGAGGAGCAAAAGAAGGTTGCTGAGCCGCTGTCTGTTGTAACTGCTTTATATCTCTAGTAAACTCTGCCATATTATTTTTTATAAACCTCTTGAATTGTTTCTATCATTGGTTGGATAATTGCTATCTGTGTATCAATTGTTTGTCTCATTTTATCCGTACTAGCATCTTCCCTTAGAGATTTTAATTCATAAAGTACATCCGACAGTTTTTTCTGCTCCATATACGGTTTAATGTAATCTAAGTAACCCTTATCACCAAACTCAGAAACACTACGACTAAGCTCCTTCACAACTTCTTGCCTCTCTAAAGGGTCTACAGAGGCTTGAGCTAAAGATGAGTACTTAGCTCCTATGGCTAACATATCCTCAAAACTATCTGACTCCGCTAATTCTCTGTGCATTAGTCTTGAGTAAATCTGAGCAATACCCTTAACAGGACTATCCTTACCTTTACCGCCACCACTAAACTCAGACCATCTATCCTGTATAGCTGTAGGAGTAAAGTTAAATGCTTGCATTACGGCCTCATAAGGTGTTACCGTTAAGTTACCAGATAGTGTAGACTTATACACGTAGTTACCAAGATTATAAGCCATGTAAGACTTTTCAATATCACTCAAGCCTGTAACTGTACGACCTATTTCGGCTATAATATTATGAGCCTTATCATCAAAATCCAAACCATCAGAAGTAGCAATAGCGGCTACAGCTTTACCTGCATCTGTAACTACCCCTCCCATGTAACCAACAGCACCCGCTACGTTTATAGTTCCCTCTTGGAAGAAAGACTCTATGTGGTACTCATAAAATGTATCAATAAAAGAAGCAGGGTGTATCTTAGAGGAGTAATCTACATTCCCCTCCGCACCTAATGCATTAACTGTAGAGTTAATAATTTCGTTTATTATATTACCCTGTAGAGCTTCCCTAGCAATTGGATTGTCTATTTGGTTAATAGCATCCTCTGCTTTATTACCAAGTATATTCCCAAATACGCCTTGTGGACCAAACATAGCATACGTAGCTATAAGTGTACCCCCAGCTTGTAAGTAAGAACTTGCTAAAGGACTAACTCTATCTGGAACTTCTTTACCTAATGCTTTTAGGATAGGGTCTTTTGTTAACTTCATAGCTGGGTCAACAATAACATCTAAGTACATCTTATGAACATGTTGCATGAACTGAAACATCGGACTCAATACAGAAGACTTATCCTGATAGTTAAACTGGTTAACAGAGTTCTGTGTTTGAGTAATCTTCTGAGCATTAAAGTTCATGTCTGCTTTAGTTTTAGCGTTAAAAGGTCTTCCTGCATTTATAACTTGCTTCCTGTACTCAGAAAGGTAAGCTGTAACATTAACAAGTCTTAAAACACTTTCTTGGGCATCCTTAGAAGCTCGGAAAGGAGTCATAAGAGAGTTCTTTGTAAAGTTACCTATGTTACCTATTTGACTACGGGATGCGTCTACACCACTACTTGACACCATTCTCATGAAGTCATCAGACATTCCAATAGCATCAGATAAACCGTTGTTTTTTAAATCATCTATTAAATCCATAGCGGCTTCATCGGATATACCCATGCTTCTTGCAACAGCCCTTATACTATCTGGGTTTGTCTTTTTAAGAGCAGGGAGTACAGACAATAAACTAGGAATAGATTGAACACCTTCAACAGGATACTTCATTAACACATAAGCTAGCTGTGTAAAGTTTTGTGGTATCTGGAATAAAGGTCTACCTACTATAACAGCTTGAACAGTAAAGTTCTGAGCAAAACTAGATAATCTTTGGCTATCAGAAGACACACCAAACATTTTTAATATCTTGTTAATATTCCTATCTAATTTTGCAAAGTTCTCCCCTTGCTTTATTTTAGAAATACTCTCAATATAGTTGTGCCATTGCTTTGCTTTCTCAGCAAGTTCGTCAGGTATCTGTGAAGTATTAAACATATCTTCAAACCTACCACTGTATTTAGCCCCACCTTTTTCTTTAAAGTAGGGTGCAAACTGCTTCATAAACCTAGCTCGTAGGCTGTTTAATATATCTACATCAAGTTGTTTTTCAACACTACTCACAGTCCTAGAAAGGGATTCTAATACATTGGATATAGGAGCATCCATACCATCACTACCTTTTAGTATACCACCCCTCTGTTTAGTATGCGTTCCTGCATAACCAAATTGAACCCCACTCTCATCCCCGTATATACCTTCTAGCTCATCATTTTCTCTGGCTCTTGTAGCCGTAGCAACTTCCCCAGTTTCTTCCATAGTCTCACGTACAATTCTATCAGCGTCAGCTTTACTAGCTACTATATGCGTAGTTGAAGAGTAAGGTATCTCTACATCATCAACAACTTTTACATTAGATACTTTTACAGTCCATCCTGTTTCCCTGTAAAATCTATCTATATGCCCTGCTCTCTGATTCAATACTTTAGCAGGTAGCTCTTTAACATCTGAATTAATTGCAACAACGTGTTGCCTTAACATACCAGTTTCATCAGGTATTGGCTGTTGTAGTTTTATAATAACCTGAGACTCTTGTAAATCTTCTTTGGCTATAATTGTATTTGTTACTGGGTCAAATACAGGTTTACCATCACTACTCTTTACAACCGAGCCTCTATAATTATTATCACCAATTTTAACATCCTTTACACCCTGAGAAGTAAGGTATTTTCTATACTTTTCATTCCTTATCTGATATATATCATCCATTAATTTTTGTGTACGTTGGTATCTTTTCCATGTATTTTGAGAGGCATCCACAGTCATATCTACAATTTCAGCATACTCATCCACGCTTCTAATCCAATCAATACCGTCTTGGTCTGTGTGTTCTAAAGCTTTAAGTAAAGCATTGGTGTCCTTAGCACTCATAGGTCGCAAACCCCAACTTGCTAACACAGAAGAATCCTTAGAGAAAATAGACTCTAATTCATTCTGCATCTTTTGAGCTACGGACCTATTGTAATTTTTTAAAGCAAATACACCTTTTAAAACATCTTCTCCAAGTCTACGCAGGGGGTCAAATACATAACCACTACTATTGACTAACTCACCGTTACCGACATACAAATCTTTAGTGTCAAGCCTAGGGTCAAACACATGCTTTTGTTCAGCCTCCACGTACCACTTGCCATTTCTTTCTACAACTCTTTTTACATCAATACCTACTAAACCGTTCTCCATAGCTCTTTGGGCTTCGGATGCATTATCAAAACCTTCATCCCCATTACCAAATAAGAATTTAAAATCTCCCCAAGAAGCATCATCGTTATTAGGTATAATAGATACACCACTCTCTTGTAGCTTTAATGTTCCACCAGTTTGCTTGCTTAGTGCGACACCCCTAGCTTCTCCTGCAATTAAATCTTTTTGGTCAGCTAAGATTAACTCATTTACTCGACTAGAAATGTTTGGATAACCCAAATCAGTAGTAGGGGAAGGCGTAGGTGTCACCCTTGCCGCCATTGCGGATGCAGTCATACCCACTTCAGAAGCAACTTCTTCTAAAGTTTTAGAATCTAAATCATCAAAAAACTTTAATGTTCTTTCTTTAACAAGTTGGTCATAAGCATTTGTACCATCTCTTGTATTATAAACCATCTCTACTTTATGTTGCCCTGTTGCTTGAAACAAATCATCAGGTGCGAGTCTCCCATCCCTCTCAAAAGTATTAAGCCTAGAGAGTTTAGATTCTGCTGTAGCCGCCTTATCAAAGTCATCAATCATAACTTGGACTGTTTCTTCTCTTCTTGCAATCGCATTTAACTGTTCTTGTCTTTCAGTATTTACTTTTTTAACAGCATCCTTAAATTTAATTTTTTCTTTATTAGCTAGTTCTCTTGCCGCTTTATTAGTAACTTCTAAATTCAAAGTTTGTTTAAGCGCACCAAGTTCTTTCTTTTCTTTTTCTAATGTTTTACGTACAAGTGTAGGTTGTTTTTTACTTGCAGTTACTTTTAATTCTTCACGTACACTCTTTAACACAGGAACAATCTGAGCACCAGTAGGGTTGTTTACAGTAATAGTATTACTAGCATCTGTAAAAGGTGTGAAAGGTATTCTTTCTGAAGGGAGTAAAGAAGTAGAAGTTCTATTAGAAGGGAACACCCGAGAAGCTAGAAACTTAAACACACCCCCCGTACCTTTAATTAAAGACTTAGCTTCAAAAGCAAACACTGTTGCATTTAATGCGGATTCAAATTTATCTTGAAACTCAGCAGAAGTCCCACCCGCTTCAATTAAACCTAAAGCACCTTCACGTATAGCTTCCTCCATACCTTGGAGTTGGTCTGATATTAATAAGGAGTTGTTGTTATTAATTAAAAATGTTTCTGTTTCAATCCAAGTCTCCATTAAAGTTTCAAATGCTACTCTTTGGTTTTCTTTAGGTGCTGTACGGAGTTTTACTAGCTCACCTTCAAGACCTGCATTAAACTTCCCTAGCTCTTCTGAAATAAGTCCTGTAGGGGAAAGTAGTTCTACAAAATCCCAACCAATATCTGACCAGCTTGCATTCTCCCACAATTTTTCTTGTGCTTTAGAAAGTTCTTCTGCCATTATAGCATCGTCTGTAATATCTTGAACAATAGAAGGAACACGATTAGAAGGAGGGCGCATTGACTCAACTACAAAGTTTCTTCTGAAGTCTAACATTGAAACAGGTTGTCTTATTGTATCTTTACTAGCAGTAAGTATCTCTGCAACTTCTTCAGGAGTACCTGCTAAATCAATTTCTTTTTCTATCCTAGATACAGTTGCTCCCATTTGACTTTTAGCCAAAGCTTCTTTAGCAAAAGTAATACCTGTTGTCACACCCTCCCTATATTCATCTCTAAGAGAGTCTACAGCTTGCCCTAAGAAGCCAGCCGTGAGAACAGCCATCTCTGTAGCACCTTCTACATTAAACTCAACAGGGGGCTTGTACGTTGCTCCAAATGCCATATCTAAGTCTAATTCTTCACTCATATTAAACATTTCTAAAGGTGCTTGTTTAGGTTTTGCTCTATTACCTTCTAGTGCTTGCATTAACTCTGGGGTTCTTTGAGGAGAAGTTATTTCTGAACCTTTTGTTGCACCACCTTCATCTTCTTCTAGTTCTAACTCTTCAAAGGCTTGTAGTAATTTTTGAATAGCAGGATTCACACGTCCTTCTTTATCAGGAGGCATTACAAATTCTTTATCAGAAGGTCTTGCACCTTCGGGGTCATCAAAGTTCACACTGTTAGCATCCGCTAAAACAGCAGTACCTTTATTTTTAATATCATCATAACTCATACCTTTACTCTTTAGGTTTTGAGCTATACCTTTAAAATCAGGAGTTACTCCTACAGGTTCTAATTTACCACTCTCCCTATTAGGAATCATATCAGCCATTAAGGTCTGCCCCCAAAGTTAACATTGGTATTAGTTGGAGAGGAAATAGCAGGAGTGCCACCGCCAGCAGGACTAACGGGAGTAGGAGTAGCCAAACTAGCCCCCTGCATAGAAAGATTAGCAAGGGCGTTATAGTTACTAGCTTGTCCTGCGTATCTTTGACTTCTTTGCATTAGATTACCAATCTGTGAGTTCATACTATCCATTTGATTAAGGAATTGTTGATTGCCAGAAGTAAGACTGCCTACAGCACCATAGCCGCCCTGAGCGCCACTACTATTCTGAGTCCCTTGAGTACTAGCCCCTTGGATAATCTGAGCCTGAGCAATACGAGCCTGTCGTACTTGCGCCATACTATCCCTTGCACTAGCTAATCGGGATTGTCTTTCTTTAGCCTTCCCTGCTTTCTTTTGTGCACTTCTTGATTTTTCACTAGAAACAACACTAGCTGTAGTTGCCGCCCCTGCTATTACAACTGCGGCTGTTATAGGGTCAAGCATAGTATATCTCCTTCAAATGTACCATCAGCAGAATACATTTCATCAATTATATCCATACCAAATAAACTACAAAACTTTGTTAACTTATCATTCTTACTAAAAGCATATAACTCATTTCTTGGAGCTGACTCTATTAGTAAAGAAAATACTTTTAACATATCTTTGTACACTGAAACTTTCCAGTTATTAACCAAACAATGTAATGTCCAGCCTACTGTATTGTTTTCAATGTAAACAGAAAAATTAGAATCCTCATACACGCAAGGGTGTTGTATAGAATCCGCTTCTGTTATTTCTACAATCACATCTTTCCCCTCATTGTAAAGTTCACACTATAACCTAATAATTGTAAATCTTTACCTGCTTCTGTTTGGAATACGAATTGAACAGCATCCCCATTACCTCTAATAGTAAACTTATTAGACAGGATACTCTCACCTGTATTAAAAGTATAAGGGTAGGCATCTGGTATAAAGCCTCTTTGCATGGGCTTGTACAATTGCATTATTTTACCCTTACCATCATTAGGTAGGATACCTGTGAACTTACCAAACGCATCCGTATTATCAAAATCCCATCTAGCTTGGAACAAACAACCACTTGGGAAATCATAAGTGTAGCTATTGTTATTGTAACCAGTTATCTCTGTTTCTGTCTTACGGAAAAATACTCTTGCTTGGCTAATACCTTTCTTGTTAGAGAACTTACCCAGTGTCTCAAAACCTGTAACTAGATAAGCATCTTGCGGTGTTCCAAAGTCTTGAAAGCTTCTGTTAGTTGTATTAGAGAAGTTATAAGATAAAGATGTGTTACCTTCATTCTGTACAGCGGATGGGTAGTATATAGCATTCTCAATACTAAAAGGACTCTTGAGATACGTAGTTGTACTAGCTAAGTTCTGTGGATAGAATGCACCTAATCTTGTATCAAGTATTAATCCTTTACCTGCTGTTTGTGGTAGCCACCATACGCATTGTTTACGACCTTCATCATACAAACCTTCAGCTTTATTCCCTGCAAGGTTAGCAAGGAAGTAACTTCTAATTGTATCTTCTGATATATCTTCAACTTGTAAGTTATTGAACTCATTAGCTGTTAGCATCATAATACCGTTATTAGAGAAGTAGTATATTGCGTTCTGTCCTTCTACAATACTCTTAGTACTTTCTATACCTCTGTCTGTAATCTTCTGTACGTTAAAAGCTGTAGCAGTAAAACCACCATCCGGATTAGATATGTACCACACACCGTTACCTGCAAAAATCAATACACCACTACGAAATGGTTTCATGGCTTTAATACTTCTACTATCTTCTAACTCTAATACACCCCCATCCGTAGCTAATAAATCAGGAAGCTCACTACTTGTGGGGTCATTACTTTGGTAACATCTACCTGCATCATTTGGGCTAACAAGGACTTGGGAGTAATACACAATACTATCTACTGCGTAGAAAAACCTACCAAATGCACTAGCACAAGCTACAGGATTCTTATAATTTCTTTTGGGTGTATTAACAGCCATTACGGTATCTGACCTCCAATTGGTACATTCTCATCTTCTTCATAAGGGGGTGCTCCACCGCCACCAGAAGGCCCATTGCCACCACCGTCATCAGGAGCATCAGGGTTATACGTTGGGACACCTGTTAAATTAATAGTCCCTAAGCTCGTTACAGTGCTACTGGGAGCACCTGACTCCTGAGGTGTAGATAGTCTTGTTGTTCTGTCTATGTTTAATATGTTATAAACAAAGTGACCTCTTGCTGATAACCCACTTCCAAACTCCGCATCCTTAACGTAGTCAGCATCAAACACAATGTTACCACTACCGTCATCTATAATACCTATAGAGGCTACATCTGCATTACTGGGGTATTCTGATGTTCTATCAAAGTAAGCTACGGATACGTTCTTACGTGCACTTGAATCATTAAAATCATCTTTATCTTGATACCATGTGCTGTTGTATAAGTTGTATTTATGATTATCTGAGAGTGTAGCAATTCTTTCTGAGACACCTAGACCATCATCCACTAACTCAAAATCTCTTATGTGTAAACCAATAGTACCTATTTCAATTTCTTCTGATACGCTATTGTATTCACACAATACAGGGTTAGTTCCAGTGCTTGTAGTAATGGTTAATAGGTTAGTTGTCTGTGCAACTTGGGTTGATACTTCTGTTGTTGCAATAACTATTTGTGCAATAAATGTAAAGTCATCATCTACCGCATGAAATCTTAATATAGTCTGAGGTGTTAAATCCGTAAGAATAACACCTACAAGGCTTGGCCCCCTCCAATAGAATACATTTTCAAGTTTGACTTCAACACCTGCTATTACGAAGTCTTCTACAAGCTTATCAAACCCTAGTCTTCTTTTACGTATCAATCCGTTTCTATCAATGGTAAAGTTTAATTCATTGCTTGTAGCACCTTCAGGAAAAGCTAAAGAAGAGGCTTCCGTAACCAAGCCCTTAGCCATGCTCATATAATCTTTTTGTCCTGAAGCTCTTGGCATTACTTGTTTCCTTCTGAATTATATTTTATCATGATTGTTTATACTTCAGTAATCTGAGAGAACCAACCATCTACTGTAATAGTAGAAGCATCTAATGAGGTAAGTCTCATACGTGCTGTTCCTGTTCTTGTGTTTTCATCACCAATATATAAACGGAACAAAGCTGTTATAGGAGTACCTGACCCCGCTGTTTTGTAGTAAGCGTGATTAACATTTAATGTATAAGCTGTAGCAGTACCTTCCGCAACATCCATAACAACATTAATTTCTTGAGCCGCACCATTAGTTATTGTTAAGTCAACTCTAAATTCTACTACATCACCAATTTTTAAACTGCTGTAATCAAATCTGTTTGTTGCAGGATTCCATAATGCCGCTTTAGAATCTGGGTTGTAAAATGTAGTCCCTGTACCTGCCGCATCATTTGTTAAGAAAGTAGTTGTACTACCCGCGCCATGAGAAATAGGAGCTGAAACTGTTGTTACATCATTGGCATAGAACCAATAAGTCTTAGTAAACCCATCTACTAATGCCGCATTGTTTGTTATTGCCGTAGCGTTAGTTGCTATAGCTGTAGTATTCGTAGCTATGTTTGCAGTATTAGTTGATATATTACTAACATTTGTTGCTATAGCGGAGTTTAAAGAGGAAGGGTCAAAGTTATTAACTTGTATTCTAGCTCTAACAGCTATGTTCCCATTAGCCAGAGCAAAGTCTATAACACCATCCACAGAAGCCGAAGCTCTTATATCATAAACAAGACCTTCAACTAAAGCTCCTGCTACTGTCTCTCTTTTACAAAGGGCTGTATTACCAATAACAAGAGCAGAGGATTGCATAGCCGCAATATCATTAAATACTCTTACTTCGCTATCGTAAGTTATGTTATTAATTGTAGTGTTACCACCAACTAAATTAGCAAGGTCAATAAGTCTAGCTGGCTCACTACCTGATAGTGGCAATGGTAAATTAGTTATCCGTTTGCTGTTTGCATCCAAATCCCTTTTTAATTCATTACTCTGAGTTACAGAAGGACTCCTATCAAATTTATCTGATAATGAGATTTGTATCTTTTCTAATTCATTATTAACAGGAGCTAGTACACCAGTTAGGCTATTCCTTATATAATCAGTCACTATAACCACCTTGTAAGAATTTCTTAATAGCACTAGGAGCTTTATACTTAGCAGGGACTTCTATGTTGTTCTTCTCAGCATAACCAAGTAAATCAGCTTTCTTTTCTAAACCTTCTAAATCCGTAACATCCAAATTAACTTCTTGTTTAAATGATACGTTGTATCTACGCATTGCATCTAAGGCTTGAGTTGGATTAATAAAGCTACCTTGTAAAGCACTAGCTGTAAGACCATCTCTATGCCAGTAGTACAAACCATTAAAACCTAGTTCATACTCAGTGCCATTAACTGCTACTTCTACTCTACTCATAACCATGCCCTCTAGGTACGTAACTGCCAATAATACCACTTCGACCGTAACGTTTCTTGCCTCGACTAGAACCCAATGTTCTATTATCTTGCTGTAACTTAATCTTAGCACTTCTAGCCCTAGATGCAATCATACCTATTGGTTGTTGGTAAATTAGCGTTAGAGCTTCATTCAGGAACATATCGAGGTATGCTTCGGATAAATGACTAGGTACTGGGATTATAAAATCATCTTCTTGAAAAAAGATTTCTTCACCTGATACAACAATTTTAGACTTACTGCTTTGTAGTGTTGTGTCATACTCACTATGATATGAATCAAACACAACGTACTTATTATCAAAAGATGTGCAATAAGAAGGAAACTGATTCGTAGCCACAACCATTTTATTATCATCAAAACCTTCTACTAATAGTGTGTAAGAACCTATGGACCTGTTCGTTGCATTAATAAAATCTAACGGTGGGAGATAAGAAACCTCTTTATATGTAAGACCCTCTGTTTTAGAAACATTGTAATAGATTTTACTTTCTTGTACTTTTTGTATGTTCTGTGGTAACAGCATGTAGTTAGGACGTGTAGCATCAGATAAAGAATCCAGTGTCATTTCTTTCATTGTAAAAAGAAGATTAGGGAACTCTTGTACCATCTTGTAGTATACACGCTCCGCTAGTTTAGCAACTTGTTGACTTTCATCTGTATCGTAAATACTGTCTACGTAGAAGCCGCTTGTTGTATCAAGGTACTCCTGTACTACTTGTAATAGCGTTCTTTTCATTTTAATACCTTGTGTTGAGAACTTGCATTATAAGAGGCACTAAGAATCTAGTACCTCTGAAATAAAAGCTAATTAAACTTTTTTGTACGTTACAATAACTTTGATAACACCAACAGTACGTGAACCAGCGTAAGCTACTTGAGCATCAGCCGCTAACACAGTACCAACTAAAGCACCAGCACCAGCTACATAACCAGTAGTTGCTGTAGAAGCCGTTACAAAGCCATCAGCATCAGCCGCAGTACCTAGAGTAAAGTTAGTACCACCAGAGATGGTTTCCTTAACAAAAAGCTTAACGGATTCAATCAAACTACCCGCAGGGATAACTTGAATGTCGGTAGCAGTACCAACAACTGGACCATCGGTTACAGAAAAGATGTATTCTAATTCAACAGAATCACCAGCGTAGTTACTAACGACCTGACCTTTTTTAGAGGCAGTATATTCGTTTACATCATATAAGTTTAAAGGTTGTGCAGACATATTTAATTCCTTATGCTGGTACAGCAATTACGACTAGAGACTCAGCCCGCTTTAGGCCAAATCCATAACGACAAGTAGTAGACCACTCATCACGCTTGTAGTGTGTATTACGGAAGAACTCAGACTCAGGCAACTGACGTAAAACACCCATGAATGGCATAGATGAAGCATCAGCCATAGACATAGCAACACATGCTTTACCTGTGATTGAAGCACTACCAGTACCATCGTATTTAGCTAGAGTTTCTGCTGTTACTGAAGGTAAGTTATGGCTAACCATAATGTTAATACCAAAGATATTACGTACAATCTGTAGTCTATCACCAAAGCCAGTTTGAACTAAACCATCTACGTTGAAGTTGAAGTTAGAACCGTTAGAGACTTCTGTAATGTTAAGAAGCTTGTTAAGTTCAAATTCTTGTGCAGGAGTAATGATAAGCATTCTGTTCTCAGTAGGAACATATGCCAAATCAAAAGCTAACTTAATTGCACCAAAATCTTCAATAGTTAATACACCACTAGTACCACCACCTAAGAAACGGTGAGCCGCACCAGCAATTGTGTTAGCGTTACCTAGAGTTTGTTGGTTAGCAACAGAAAGAACAGCTTTCTCCATGTCGCGTTCCATAGCAATAGATGACTTACGCACGTTCTCAGACCAGAAAGCTTCTGCTTGATGACCATCTTGCTTTAGTTTATCAGTGATGTACCAACCGTCTTGCTTATAGTCAGTTACCGTTAAGTCTACGCGTGAAGTCTGCATGTTATCAAAGTTGATTGCAGTGTCTTCATCGTAATCAGAAACGGCTCTGTCACCAGTCTTAGTAATTCTTAATGTGTCACCATCTGGAAACTCAGATGATTTGTCATCAAATAAAGGACGACCTACTAGCCAATCATCAAGTGATTTTTCTAGTGTTGCGTCGTATAGTTCCTGTCGTACAATGTTTGCTTCGTTTGAGCTGTTATAAGCCATGAGTTAATCCCTCAATTAAAATTTAATGTTTAAGCCTTTTGCTTTTGCAATTGCTTCCAAGTTACCCAAGTGACTAGTGAGTTTATCTTTACTGCTAAAACCTTTATTAAAGTTAATTGCAGGTTTGTCACTCTTTGGGAAAGATGTAATACCATTGCGAGGCATTAGCGTTTGTGATGTTTGCTTGTCTAAGTTAAACAACTTTTTGAATCGTTTAGGATTAGATTGCGCTTCCTTAATAATGTCTTCATCAGACATACCTAATTCTTGAGCTGTTTCTCGTAGCTTCGCCTCATAAGCGTCACCATAGATAGACTGAGCCGCAGTAATACTTTCTGTAGTATTCTTGGTAAACACTTCTTCTTGTTGTGAAGAGGATAGTCTACCCATAATCTTTTCAGTTAACTGCTTTTCTAATTGTTCCATATCAAACTGAGGGGTTGACTCAGTAGCTTGTTGTGTCTGTTCTTCGTTCACAGGAGATTCCTCTTTAGTGTTTAAATGTTTTAAAGCATCATCTAGCTTCGTGCTTTGGTTAAGCTGAGCTTCAAGTTCCTGAATCCTAGACTCCAACGTTTTTGATTCCGTCACCTTATCTTTAATAAAGTTCTGGGCTGATTGCCAAGACTGTTGAGCTTCTTCAGGGTTTCTAAATAAGCGTTCTTTTCCTTGACTATCAGTACCACCAAATAGTGGTTTACTCTCTTCCTGAGATTGTGGCTGGTTAGCCTCCTGAGTTTCTTTTACTTCTGGGTTAGAAGTTGTATCCATTGTATTTCTCTCTATTTCTTTTTAGGTTTCTGCATTGTAGATTTAGAAGTCATAGGCTTTTGTAAAGCTTTACCAGAAGTCTTCTTCATAGGCTTTTGCATAGTTTTTGTCATAGATTTGCCCATAGGCTTTTGCATGTTTTTCATATTATTTCTTCTTAGCTGTTTTAGCGGCTTGTTTAAATTGTTTATCGGTAGGAGCGCCCTTAGCTCCCTTCTTTCTCATTGTTTCTTTACTACCACCTGCAATACGCTTTTTCTTAGCATTTATATTAGCGTACAATCCCTTAGTCATATTACACCACCTTATAGTCTAGTTTTTTAATAAGACTTCTGAGAAGTCCACGCTTCGCTTTATTACGAATTGATACATAAGAGAATTGGAACCTAGATAAGAAATCATTAGTATCCTCATCCTCTTGAACTAACTTGGTGTACTCATCTTCTAAATGTTGGGTAAACATTTCTGTATATTCAGATAAGTACCAACGCTTGTATTTCTCTATGGCTTCTTGTTTCTCATCTTGTGATAACGAACTAAGGTGCGCTGATATAAAAGAAGGTATTTTAAAGCTCATCTTCGTCTTCCTCTTCCATCATTCCCATTTCTAGGGATGTTGGTTCACTGTTCTGTTGTACCATTTCTTGTTGTGCAAGCATCTGTCTCTCTTGCATTTCCATCTGCTCATCAATACTAGCAAACTTGTTAACAAAACCAAACTTATCAAATCCGTATAACTCTTCTACTGTCTTAGCTAGGTTGTACGTATTAAGGTGTGGTGCAACTATCTGTCCAAGTTGTGAGTTAGCTAATTGTTGCAAGCCAGCTATCTGTTGCAACTGTCTACTAAATCGTCTACTCCCATGTGGGATTAACTTACCATTTGCACTCAAGTCTTCTTCTGTAATCTGAGTGGTAAGCATAATACCGTCTTCATCTTCTTCTAGGACTTTAATAATGCTTGAGAAGTTGTTCTTAGCAAGTCGTATCTCAGCTTGTACAAGAGGTTCTAAGGCATCCTGTTCTATCTGTGCCGCCTTGTTAATAAACCCTCTAAATGCGCCATCGTTAAGACTCTGTACTTCTGTAGCTGTCTTCTCTCCTGCTGTTCTAAATCCTGATAACTGCTGTGGTAATCTAGCACTTGTACGAGCTAAGTCCCTGTGCATCATAATCTGATTATCAAATGTAAGCACAGTAGAGTCAGGACGTATATCTGATACACTACCACCTTCAGGCATGATGTACTTAGTATGACCTGTTACTTCGTCATATATCTCTTCTACATCCCCTACGTAAGCTCTATCAGGGTATGTGAACTTATCAATGGCATCGTTCTTACTATTCTCTCTGTGGTTAATCATGTAGTTAATACCAACTACTTTATCTAACGGACCTTGACTCCATAGGTTATCAGGTCTTGGTGTCCAACCACCTTTAAAGATAGAAGGGAACAAGTCTTCTCTATCAATAATTACTGTGTCTCTATCTGCTACAATAATTGCTCTTTTCTTTATAAAGCTATTATCTGAATCATCAAATATATCACCGTAGAACCACAACAACTCAATATAACCAGAAAGATAGTACTCTTGAATACTACCAAATCCTTGAGGAACGTATTGTTTGTCTTTATTACGTTCGCTATTGTCGTTAGAACTTCCTGTACGCCTTCCTAAGAGGTTATCTACCGTCTCCCTATCCACTTGTAAGTCTTTATCACTTGCGTTCGTTACAAGGTCATAGAAGTCCCCTACAGAAACAAGCTCTCTAATAATCTTAGGAGTCTTAGCAAAAGAACTCACTACAGGGTTAAATACTATGTCAAAAGGGGATATACGCTTTACAGCAGGACCAGCGTAACCACTAACCATACCCTCTTCACTTTCCATGCTTTCATCTTTGTAGTAAGCTTGCATGAAGCAGTTACCATACCGAACAACATCATCAATGCATTTACGCATCTGAATAGGGAATCCGTTCATGCTATGGCATTGCTTAATATAACTTAGTACTTTCTGTCTAATCTGTTTAGTAATTGCATTAATATCAAAACCTTTAAAACTTAACCAATCATCATGTGGGAACATTGTGCTATACATAATAGCATTCAAGTCCTCATGTAATTCAGATAGGATAGGGATATGGGTCTTGTGGTCAAAGTTGTTACCACCTTCTAACATCGAAGTATCCGTAGCTAATAGGTAAGCATCTATCTCTGCCCATAAGTCACAAGCTTGTGTTCTTGCATTGTTCCACTTTGTCCAGTGAGCAACTATGCCACTTGCAAGAGCGTCTTTGTTCTTGTAATTCAGAGTAATCAAGCTCTCTTTCTCCTGTTGAGGAATCTGCTACCTGCTTGGACAACATTCCTATTTGTTTTATTCGTTGCAAACTTTGCTTTATTTGGTCGTTTACTATTACTAATAGCTATCCACACTGCATCTTTTAAATCGTCATGTGGGGGTCGTGTTAGTCTTAACTCTTCTTCTAACAACTTAGTATAACCACCTTTCGTATGATATACGGATTTGTTTCTATACAAAGGCTCAAACAACTGCGAGTTACGTTCTTCTTTGTTACCGCTTGCTGAACTCTTATGCTGATGCTTAATAACAAGTGTATGACCTGCTCTGCGTATCTCATCCTGTATAAAGTTAGCTACTACGATACCACCTGCGTTAGTCTCTACTGTTGCCTCTCTGAAGTCCCAGTACTCATGTAGCTCAATTAACTTCTGGTAATATACTTCAGCTTTAGCTGTTTGGAATCTTTGTAACTCAAGGATATATAAGTATCCCTCATTATCCCAAGCTGTAACGGCAATTGACGAGTAATCTCTTTTAGTCTTTCTACTTCCACTGCCTTCACTAAAAGCCAAATCCATACCGCAAGAAAGTTTAAGTTCTTTGTTACCATAGTGCCATCTACCTTGTCTGTTCTCTAGCATGTTAGGTTGTAAGTACATAAAGCAATCAGGAGTAATCTTAGCTTCACTAGCCGCATTGGGGTCGTTGTAGTACTGACAATAGTACAACTCTAAGTTAAATGCTTCACTGCGCTTCTTACTTAACTCTGTTCTATTAAATCCGTACCAATTACCATCTGGCATTTTCTGTCGAGGCCATATGTAACTACCACTACCATCTTTATTCTTGCTATCTTCTATTGTTCTTTCAAACCAAGTCCATAGGGGTCTTGTCTCTACTACATTCCCTATATCATCGAATGTTTCAAATTCTTTTAACTTGAGGTCTGAATATAAATCATTATCACCGTATCTTGTACCTACCATCCACTTAATACTACCTGTTGTAGCAATTGATGCGTAGGACTGATAAACCTCTTTAATCTCTTCTCTTTCTGCCGCTGACCTGTAGTTCTCGTTAGTAACTAAGTCATCAAAGACAATCATCTTATAGTGAGCACCTGTGTTAGTACTCTTTGCGCTTGTAGCCGCTACTGTGGGGTCTTTCTCCCCTTTAGGTCTATCTGGGTGGTCTACGGATATTTCACTCTTAGTCCATCCACCTAACGGCTTGTGTTCGTATTCTTTTGTACGAGGGTTAATCTCGTAGTTAAGCATGTCAGGCCAAAGCTCTCTGTGAGCATCACTCTTAAATATATTCTTTATTACTATTAGCTGTCTTTCAGCAAGTGTTGGGTTAGAGGATACATACGTAAGCGTAAACCAAGGAAACTTTGTAATAACCCAAGAACTAGCTACTGCTATACAAAAGGACTTCTGATGGTCTCTTGGTATTAGAGCTGATGCATTATCCCCTTCACCTTCTTGTATACCCTTCTCTAAGGACTTCTGGAAGTAAAAGAACATCTCCTCATGCACTTCACCAAAGTACCTGTCAGGGAACATCATTTGTGCATAGTAGTATAAGCTGTTTTCACAACTCTCTCTTATTCCATCTACAGTCATTTACTTTCTAATTTCTTTGCTAATGTCAAGACTGTTCCTTGAGTTTTCGTTGGAATCTTCTTCTCAGGTCTACCCGCTTTGACAGTGGTAGTTTTAGTTTTCTTATCATATAATTTCCATGCGCTGTTAACATCGCCTTCCGCTATAGCATCAAGCAGTACCTTTTTAGCAAGGCTTTCTTCTGCAAGGTCTTTTTCTGCTCTCCAATCATTAAGCCCACTTAACTGTGTATTCATTATAGCACCAGTCATAAACCACTCAAGATTACAAAGTTTCTTCCAATGCTCCCAGCTACCTAACGTATTAATAGCACAATCGTATTCGCTATTACTATTACGGAAGATGTATGGCAGTGATTGGTATTCTTTACCACTACGTGCTACGTATACAGCAGATAAACCGCTATCCCTCATTGTGTACACAGCATCGGGGTTATTCCATTCGTAGAATAGTGCTTGTGTAAAAGCTACCCCTGTACTTGATTTATATTCTGACATTAAGGTGTTATATCTCCGAATGTTCTCCAAGTGCCTGCTGATATTTGAGTCCACCCAATATGTGTACTCAAAGCGGTGTTGTCGTATGAGTAAGCAATAGACCTAATTGGATACGTCAAAACAGTTGGGATTGCGTTTGTTATAAGTACGCAATGGGATGGCTGACCGTGGCAATTTAGCTCGCTAATTCTCCCAAATTCCAACGGATTACTTCCTATATCCCATGAATTACCGTAAATTTTCATGCCTGTTAAGCTTGTTCCGTATTTTCTAAGCGATACATTTTTTGTATTAACAGCGGTATTACCTGTAATTATTGAAGGTGAATTTACAAATTCTAAAACCCGATAAGCACCATCAAAATAATTGTTAGATATTTCCGTAACAACATCTGTTAAACCAATTGCAAAAACCGAACTTGTATTGTGAAAATAAAACTTACTGTTCTTAATACTGTTACCCGCACCGAGAATGCTGTTCGTAATTTGTAATAAGCCAGTTGCTTTTACGTCTGTAATGGTAGTGTTCGTAGCTAAAGCAGAAGAACCGTAAGCAACCAAAGACGCAAAATTCTTTACTACTAAATTGCTGATTAAAGCCTCATCCAAAGAAAATAAATTAATTGCTACGTTTTGTTGAGGATTTTCAGACTCAAGCACCGCATTGTTTAGAGCAATTTCACTGCCTTGTAATGCAATTGCAATTTTACTTGTGCCAACGGTTCTTATATTAAGATTGGATGTAACAATGTTTGATACACGACCAGACTCATTATAGATATAGTAATCAATAACACCACTATTTCTGATACTTATATTTGTAAGTGTTATATCTTTTGTATCAAAAGAATCATCAGCTTGGCTGTATATCCTAATCCCGTATTCGGTACTCTCATCTATAACAACATTAGCAACAGTTATTTTTGAAGACTGCCAAATCAATAAACCTCTACCACCCGTTGAGGAAATAGCACCTGATAGAATACCGTTTTGATTGGCGTATAAATCTGATGCTGTACACATAAAGCAATTGTTTCTAAAAGTGAAGGCAGACCCATAGCAATTCTGAGAGTGTATTCTTGTTATAGAGCTATAAGAGCAACCGTCATAGGTTATAGGTTGATTTTTACACTTATCCAAATACAAGTCATAGCAATGGAAACGCTTACAACCAAATGCCTGTATAAACCTTTGTAAACCCCCTGATGGAGCTTCTTGTGTTGTTGTCATGGTAAACCCACGCAATACAACATCATCCACAGACGTTCCGATAATTGCTTGTGTTAACAAACCACTAGCCATTGTGAAAACTGTCGAATTAAGCCCGTCAATTTCTAAGTTGCTCCGAGCGTTAACTGTTGCGCTCCATAAGTACGCCCCTGAACTTGTTATCTTTACTATTGTAGTATTTAATAACATTGCGGTGTAGATTGCCGAAACATCTGTGTTAAGCACTGCCCCGTATTGTTTTATATTAACTATGCCGCTATGTATCAACTCAGCCTGATTCAAAGCCAAATCTAAATAACTGCCACCGTCATCTGTGCCAGTACCACTAGTTACAATAATATACTCAGCACCACCACCATCGTTTGCTGTGTAATAACCTTTAGTCTTTACTAATTGACCTGTACCCAATCGGGCTAATTTTAAATCTGCTACACTTTCAAAAATCTTCATTTTGTTTCCTTATGCTACCGAGGGCATACTAGGTTGATTATTAAAATTGCGTGTTGTTTTCTACAATTTTCTGTCCAGAAGTTGCAGGGAAAGCCGAGCTACCTGAGTTCCCAATTGCAACAAAACTGTTGGTTATTATTATGTCAAAATTGTTTCCGGCTGTGTGCTCTAATGAATTACCAGTGATGCAAGCTCCCTCTGCTCTCCACGCAACGATACAACTTCCCTCGCTTTTTATTGTGTTACCAGTAATTTTTAAACGCTCTAAATTCACACTATTACTTGCAAACTGTATACCTACGCCAACCGTAGTAGAGCAATCAAATTCATTATCACTTATAACTAAACCTTTAAGTAAAAGGTTGGCTTCGCCATTAACAAACTTACTCAGCACAGTAGGTCTATTACCTGATATTGTTACTCTTGCATTAGCACTATTTTGTAGACGGGCAAAATTTAACATGCCACTGCCTTTATTGTTTGCAATAGTAATAACAGGGTTTAAAATGCTGGTATCGGATATAGTAGTTAAAAAAGAACGTGCTGTATTTACCGTTCTGTTTATTGTATTGTTTTCAATATGTGCAGACCCATACACTTCAATGCTATCTGCACCTGTCGTGCCTTCGTACTCTATAAAATTATTTGAAAATAAATCATTTAAACCGTAAAGCTTAACAACCGCTACATTGCTACTGTTTCCACCAGTTAGATTAATAGCAGTGTTGTTTGTTATTTCATTGTTTTGCGGTATCTGCGTAGACCCACCATTTACTCTAGCTTGTGTTTTTGCAATGCCCGATGCTACATCAATCTCGTTATCATGAAATGTACAGTTTTTAGTAAAAGCACCAAAATCAGCACACAACGCACCAATGTTAGTAAATTTGTTTTTGTATATTTTTATACCTTGCCAACAGTTAAAAGCAAAAGCATGTCCTGCTACATTTTTAAATTCGTTACCAGTAACAATACCTTTTTTTACATTAAAGTTAGTCGCTGTAACTACTGCGTTTTTGTTGTCTTCACAAATTACAAGACCTTCAAATTTACTGCTCTCTAACTCTAAGTTACTAGCCGCCCCGTCAACTGTAAGCTCCGCTCTTATTAACGCAAACGTTCCGCTTGTTGTATTGAATGAGTCGTCTATTGTACCGTTAGAGTTTCCGACAATATCAACATTTTCAAATCTAAATAAATCACCAGAAACCCACGTAAATACTCTAAGTAAAGTAGCGGAAGAAAAGTTTATCTTCCCGTTCTTAATATAGACTCTTGATGTTACTGTAGTGGTTGCTGTTACTGTTACATTTATTTCTAAAGTATCTAAATCAATATAGCCACTTCTTGCAAGACTCGAATAAAAAGCGGGTGTATCGTTTGTGGTTGTACCGTCTGCACCTGCTTTTTTAATATTTATAAAATCATCGGTGATCAGTTTAGCGGTATTTCCGTTATTTAACGAATGGTCAATATAGCTATCTACAGCTTGTGTGGCTTGAACCTCAAACAACAACCCATCAACCAAATCACCACCAGCATAGTAACGCTTGCATAGTACTGTATCACCTACAATAAGGAAAGCTTGCTTCATCTCAGCAATGTTATCAAAGGTTTGTATATCACTTTTAAGGATTGGGTCTGGACCTGCACCTGAGTTCTGTACTGCTGTAACAATAGTTCCTACAGGGTAACTTTCTGCTAATGTAATCTGTGTGGTGCTAGTGACTATGAAATCTGTACCTACATTAAGTCTACCTTGGTCTGCGCCTTGTCCACTAATGTAATACGCTGTTTGTGTTGTTGTTAGTTCTGTAAGAGTTACAACAGTTTGTCCTGCTGTAAGAGTAACATCTTCTTCTCTTGTAATAAGGATTAAACTGTTACCCTCACCTGCAATAAAATCAGGGAGGTCTTGAACTCGTACAGGCTCATTAGGACTTAAAGGAGGAGGTAGGTTTAGAATACGCTTACTGTTCATATCAAAATCAGAAGACATAGCATTAGGAGTCTCACCATTACGGGCAAGGAACTCTACTTGGGATGTAGCTATCTTCTCTAACTCTGAGTTAATTTCTTGTACAGTATTTACCGTACCACTCTTAATATACCTTGTCACTATTCAGCATTCCTTCTTTCGGAGAGTTTGGTTACGATGGATTTGATTTCATCTAATGTCTTATCAAACCTTTCCATGTGAGCATCTAAGTGCACTTGCTTAACATAGTTATCCGCTACAAGTAGTTTAAATTCCACAAAGGCTTCTTTATCTTTTTCAATTCTTTTGTACAAACCTTCCACCTTAGATATAGAAGTTTTAATCCATAACCAGAAGGCGGCTTGTATAATGCAAGACATGAATCCTATTATCATCGCATCACTCACTTACTAACCCCTTGAATCTTCTCTACAGTACGTAGACTAGCAAGACCAAGCATAGCAAGTGTTAATTCCATCATAACCTCTAAAGGGAGGACAGGAGCACCTAACGCAGGGAATAACCAAAGAAGAATAGGGCTAACAACGAATGCCATTAGGAAACCTAAGCCACACACCCACATTAGAAAAGGTCTTGCTCCTGCCACAAAAGTGCTTCTATGTGAAGCTTGTACTTTATTAATCTCTGCTTGGACTAGAGCTGGTTGTTGTTGTAATCTTAATTTAATAATTGCTTTATCTAATTTCTCATCATCAGATGTAAACAACTTATCCAATACATTACCAACTGCGTTGATAGGCTCTGCGGCTGTACTGGTAAAGAGTGAAGAGAAGAAAGACATAAACACCTACTACGTATACATACATAAAACATTAGTATTTCTAATGCATTAAGGGGGAAAGGGAATTGGGGTAAGAAGCAATTGGCTTACACTACCCGCAATTAAAGAATAAGACGCAGACTAGAAAGTTACGATACAAAATTATACGTTATTCGCATTAGTTAAACTAATCTCTCTGCTATGGTTATAGTATATCAAGGGTTTTTTAGAAGTGTCAAGGTTTATTCTTTTATGGCGTAATTATTCTCTGCTTTAAACTGATATACCAGTGCGAGTTGTGGTGAATAGCACAATGAGCAAAGGGATTTATCCCGTCATAGTATCAGAAGAGAGTGCATAGGAATGAAGCAAGCTTCTGAAAGAATATTTTTTGTAGAAATTTTAGGGTTACTATGCATATACCACCCCGTAGGGGGTAATCCCCCGTGTAGGGGCACTCATCTGTTACATTATAACATAACATTAAGATGATTTATGGCGGAACGATAGGGGAGCCTTATCTCTCC